GTGTCATTGACATTTATTTCTGATGTGTCTATGTCAATGTAACCGCCCGGTGCGTAAATCTTGTGTCCTGCCCCTATCGAGTTGATTATGGCATCGTATACGTATTCGCTGCCTGATACTAACGTATCTGAAGATGGCACGGTCTTCTCAACCATGAGCAAAGGTTGCACATCACCGCTCATACTCGCACCAGTCAAGTCAATGGCATTGTAGTGAATCTCTACGAACGGTGCAAGAGTAGGAGTTAGTTGTGTAAGCCTTGGTACGTGTAGTATGGCAACCCTGCTCTCCTTCGACGGTTTGACATGGTACTTGCGTATGTCGCTACCGATGTGTGTCTGCGTTTCATCTGGGTCGTATACTTGAAAAGGAGGTACTGGACCCTTCAATGCAAATGGCATATAATTAAAATTTGGTCCACCAATAGCAATTAGTTTTCTTTTACCAGCAGGCGGACTACTAGTTCCATTGTATGAATTGAAGGCTACTGTTACAGTGCTAGTATCAACAACATTTACAACTTCGGCACCTGCAAACTCACGATAGATATCTACAACGCTATTCACTGAAATTTGCTTATCGATACCCGTCTGCATACCATCATAGATAATATCAATAATATCAGCAGAGCCATCTGCCCTTTGGTCTATGAGTTCCTGTGACGCTTTTGGTAACATTCTCAGATACGAGTGACCTATTACATGATTATTGACATGTCTACCACTATGCCCAATTTGATACAAGGAATCCACTGCGGTAGGCCAAGTAACTGCAAACGGGTTATTGCTATCTGATGTAGTCGTGGCCATAGTAGAGGAGTAGACAAAACCGTGATTCTCAAACTCACTCTCATCTATCACCATCTGTCCTGTTCTGTCTATAATCTGAGATGTGTAATGCGGAGGCTGATACGGGTTACCAGTAGCAGAATCAAGCAGTATATCAGAACTGACAACTACGAAGTGATTATCTACACCTGAACTTCTACTATGGAGAGCAGGTATCATACCGTTAGTAGAAGAAGCAAAATTAAGATGTATGCTGGATACAAGTAAGTTACCCGTATCCACGTTCATGCTGTGTAGCCTGACTCTCTCAGGTGGTTTACTATTGGGTGCCTTGGTATCAGGGTCGACACCGTCAGGATTGATGAGTAAGTTGTATGGAGTGTGTGAGATATAGTGAGTGGCGAGAGAGCCAGATTGGTAATCCAAAACCTTGTAATCGCCGCTAGAGTAATGCTTGCTTCCTGTGGCAGATTTAGAGAAAACATAGTTACTAGACACAGTAGATAGACCAGTGAGTTTCTTCGCTAGAGTCTTAGCATCAGCACTAGACATGCTAATTTGTGAGACTGTGACGCTAACTCCATCTATTTGGGTGCTATTATTTGCTATAGTCGAAAATGTGTATACCCCCTCTATGGGTGCAATTGGCTCCTCAAATCTGTATAACAACAATGTATTGCTATCTGGTAATGGGCCACTACCATCAATCATAGACATCTTAAATGCCCCATTGATGTGTATACCTTCCATAACACCACGGAACTGTCCTCCTTTCCCGCCGATAAACATCTGCTTAGACGAGTTTCTCAAAGTTAGACCCTTACCCTTTGTGGATTGCGATGCAACTAATGCCCCATTGATGTATAGTTCTACAGCCGTTGGTCTCACTGCCGCAACTACATGAATCAAGGGTCTATGATTCCTGTTCAAATCAGTGGCATCGTCGCTTCCAGAAACAAATCTATTGTAGGAGTCTTGCACACCTTGATACTCTATGTGTGGATAAACTGTTCCTTCATATCTGTTCGTCGCCTCATTAGCAGTTGTCAAAATAACTGATGTATCTCCGCTCGCCCCCGTTAAGTGCACTTTGAAAATCGCTGGACCGGGGGTATCTATATTTCCAATTGAAAGTGAAAATTGCCCCTCCTTTTCTATAATTGTCCCGCCACAATCGGGCATAACCCATGCCTCTACAGTCAAGTAGCCATTGTATATACCAGATGTTGCACCTTGATTTCTATACGATGTGGGTGCATCTTCAGATAAGATGCTTCTGACATCATACGTCTCTTGTGTGGTCTTCTCTCCTAGTGTAGAAAACGCCCCTTCGGGGACTACTATGCTATCCGTAATACCGTTGAAGAACATGGCATGGTTCTTACGGCTAATTACTGTCATCGCATCCCCTCATCAAGATAGTATCATGTTATCTATTGGTGCGAATATCATATTGAATGAATATACAGACTCACCGGCATCGTATGTAATGTCGAGTTTTTGAACTGAGCCTTGTATTCCTTGTGTCTCATCTGCCAAATCCATCTCTACACTTGCTGGATGGTCGTTACCCTCTGAAGTCTTTTCCTTACCCTTATGGTCGTTACCAGTAGGCATGAAGAAGTTTCTTGCAACGTATTCTTCTCCATCTTCGGCTTTGATGGTAGAATTGTAAGGAATTTGAATACCAACGATATAGTCTCTATGCTCAGAATTTACTGTTCTCTTAATTGCCCTGCCCCTACGAGTGTAGCCTTTCGTTCTTTTCTCGTTCGTTCTACTGCTATTGTTTATGATTCCATAGAGGTCTTGCACTTTATCACCCGCAGATTTTTTGTATTTATCAACACCTCCGGCAAATTTACTTATTGTTGGGTCTAGAAAGTAAGCACCATCATTACTTACTAGATTGAAATCAGGACTACCAAGACCTACATACTGTCCAGCACCCGTTGTAGTCATTGAGATATTTACTAAAGTATTAGCATCAACTACAGCACCGGTATCTAGGGTTTTCTTGCCACCATTAGTTGGCACTGTTGCACTCAATTTGGTCGAAAGTTGAGCGTTGATATATGCTGCAACAGCGGTGGCGATTTGTTCAGGAGTGCCGTCACTGGTATTGACTAAAATTGTAGGAGTGCTTCCAGCACCTCCATTAGATGAATATGCTGTCCCCCCAGCGCTATTCGTATTTGTAAAAGAAATAGTATACCACGCACTCTTGGTAGTCGCTGCATAAGGTTGTAATCTGAGTTCCACACCAAGTAAATATGCTAAGTTGTTGGAGGTTGCCCATTTTCCGGCAATTGTAGTGTGTGTGTCTATGAAATGCGTATACGGAATGTAATGGCCGAAATCTATAGTAGCACTATTTACTGCTGCTGCGATACCTGTACGGTCATCTGCTATGATACCTTGAATGTTAATCATGGCCTTGTTTATGTTCCAATCCATTCCTATTCTTCTGCTGCCAGTCCAAGGTAATGCGGCACCACCCACCTTTCGTGTGGTGCTTAGCACCATATTTGTAGCATCTAACTCTATCAGATTGCCGTTTTCTTGTACTAGTCTAATGGGAACGCCCTTGGCCATTAACTATACCTCCCACGTAATCTTCCCCCACCAGAACTACGCGAGAGTTCTTGTTGTATAAAACCGCCAATCTCTCTAGCCATTGCTCTTTTGTCAGTGGCATCAGTCATGCCACTGAGATTGAAAGTCATATAGAATGTGTTAGTAACACCACCGCTAACGGCTGTGCCTACTGAGGTAGTGCTTCCACCTCCACCACCTCCGGGAAGTAGGTGGTCTGCAATCGACTTGCCAAAATCGAATACGCCTTTCAAAGCGCCTCCTATCGCGTCAAATATCTTACCTAATGTGTTATCATATACAGTCTGCATTACACCTGTAATTGTATCCCAAGCATTACTAATCGTATCAAATACACTTTGCGCAGCGCCACTGAGTTTTTCCCATACCTTACCCCAAGCATTACCGAGTTTATCAAATATCTTACCTAGCGTGTTATCGTATACGTTTTGCATAATTCCAGTAACTCTATCCCAAGCACCACTAATCATGTCGAATACATTTAAAGCGGCGCTTTTGAGTTTGTCCCAGACCTTACCGAGAGTAGCATCGTATATTGTGCCCAAACCTCCCATTACTACTCTCCAAAGTGTTTGCAGCCCCTCAAATGCCTTACTTCCAGCATTTTTGAGTCCGTCCCACAGTTTTCCAAAAGTTGAATCCCATATGGCCTTGACATTACCTAGGGCTTTGCCCCATTGACCAGTAAAGAGGTTGAACCAGAACATCATCCCTTCCTTCATCAAGTCCCATATTGGCATAACCACCCCATTCCATATTTCTAGGATAGCACTGGTTAGTGGTTCAAATGCCTCTTTTATGAAATCAAAAGCATCGCTTGCTTTTTCCTTAGCAAAAGCAAATGCTTTACCTAAAGCAGCACCTATGCTTGATGCCACACTTCCTAGAGAACTCATTGCACCACTGATGCCGCTTAGCGCTGAACTCATACTGGCAAGTTGATTGAGAACTATGCCTATACCCATTAGAATTCCTCCATCTCAAGGAACGTGTAGTCGAACTCCACTGTGTCATCACTTTCTGTTGTTTGCTTCTTTCTTTCACGCCTCTCTTCTTCATCGATTGCTAGAGCCCATGATAGGGATTGTTTGAAGATTGGCGCGCTCATATGGTATACCTCATGTAATGATATGCTGTAGTGTTTCGCTACGAGATAGGCGAACAGTTGCATCTGCATTTCCAAATCTTCGGATGATTTTATCTTCCGCTTCTTTAGGAACTGCCGAACTTTCAACTGTTCGCCTTCGTAAAACCCCCTTGCATCGCCTCCGCCAGTTCATCTGGTTTTGGTAATAGAGATGCTATTTGCTGACCGACATATGCGTTCAGATTCATCATCTCATCGACTGTTAAATCGGGATTAGTTTTTACAACCCATTCGGAAAAGGCGTAACGCCAATATCCATCTAGGTTCAGAGATACACTATCCCCATCCATTGAAAACATACTTTGCGCTGCTTTCTGAACGTCAAAAAATGTGATTTCTCGTACCCAAACCTCCATTTTCAGGTCTGGGTTATCTCTATCTGCACTAATCTCGTGCCTTTGTTCATTCTTCCTCGTTATCAGGTTGTTCTTGTCCACTATCGTCATGTTGCGTCACGTCCTTGGATGCAGCCTCTTGCGAGGGGGCAACCACCTTTTCGTCCGCAGCCTCTTGCGAGGGGGCATCTGAGTCGGCTTGCGTAGGTTGTTCTACAATACCCATGTCATCGCGCCTTAGCCTTAACACTACCTCAGATTTGGTGCCCCTGATAGTAATACTTCTTTCTCTACACAATTTTTGCAATTCACGAACAGTATACGAATTGTAATCCATTTCGCCACCAAATGGATTATCCTTCTCGTCTATTACTGTCTCCTCGACAGCAATCTCTTCAATAATTTCTTCCTCTGCTGTTTCTTCTGTTGACTCTTCAACTTCCTCTTCGATAGTGATTCCTTCGTCTTGTTCATCCAATTCAATTTCATTTTCAACTTCCTCTTCTGTTTGTCTTAATGGGGGACTATCATCATCAAAAAATTCTTCAATTGCGTCAGTGACATCCTCTACCTTGTCTTTCAACACATCAAATGCAGCGTCTACCCATGATGGGGTTTCCTCTACCACCGCCTCTACATGCCCATGCTTCACTTTCTCAGTAACTATGTCATCTACAGAACTTCTGATTGACTGATTAACTAGCCCGTCGTACCACTCTTGCTTGTATGTCGTAATCCCATTCTGTGTCAACAACCAGTCAACATAACTCGTGTGGGGGTTCCTGCTGTAGAACTGGACTCTCTTGACTGGGCTTGGTTGTAGCATTGTATCACTCAGGCGTGTATGACGGTATCGACTGCGATGACCTTCACTGCCTTTGGTAGAATCTTCAATGTGGCTCGCAATGGCCCTTTATCCTCAGGTATGGGTAGCGGAGCCTCCACAATGTAGTAGTCATCAATAAGTATGTCTATGCTCTCTGTTGTACCGCTAGAGGCGACCTTGTTGAATGAGAGACGTATCATGTCTGCATCTATTTGGTCGGCCTCATCTGTATCATCGAAGTTCTCGACTGACCTACGCATGTTGTGGTAGAATAGAGGGTCGTCTACAATTATCTCCATCTCCAAATCATATTCGGTCTTCCCCTCTACTGCTAGAGTTGGGTTGCGTGTGCCTGCAAATGGTACTTGGTCGGTAGCGCTATTTGCAATGTTTGCAGCACTGATAGTATAGTACTGCTCTACACCAGTCTTACCATTCAATGTGAATGACACTACCTGACCTAGTTGAGTACCAAGCATGGATATGTTTCCGTTGTAGAACATGAAAGGCTTTTGCGTGCCCTTCTCTATACCAGATTGCTTCCTCTTGACTTCCGTGTTAGCGGTATCCTCAAACAATCTGTGAGTATTGTATCTGTCTCCGGGATTAGTAGATTCTAGTCTACCTGTATCGGTGTAACAGAGTGCTGAATCAAAGTTTACAGTCATACGCAGTGCTGCATCAGTGTCTGCTGTTAGGCTGTAATCCTTCACCTTACATCCACGGAAGACTCGTGTTAGTTGCTTGGAATCGCCAGTTCCACCGTCAAATGTGCCAGCATTACTGTCTGTGTCTCGCCTTCTCACACTGACTTCCATTGCGAAGGAAGGCACTGTTGTGCGTGAGAAAAATAGATGACTTACAGAGTTTGATAGCGCCCCAGTAGTCTTGTTTCTGTGTGGACTACCATTGCTTGAATCTGTTTGGTATCTACCAAAGTAAACTCGTGTGTTGTCATCATAGCCATAGTGCAGCGGGTCATCCAACCATACTTTTGCTGTGCCGCCCGACATACTTATCGCCACTATCCTTCTTGCTTCTTCCTTAATGGCTTTATCAATTATGTTTGTAGCATTTTTATTCGGCCAAGCGTCGGCGTCAGCATCACCACCAACACCAGTATCACGGTAAGTCTGAACATCTACTCTGTTTGTGACATTTGAACCACCAGTCGATAAAAGGTTTCCATCGAAAAAGATGTAATCGCCTATCTTCAAATCAGCACCACTACCACCATCATGTGGTATTCTTGGATTTGTGCTGCTAGCGCTTGCACTATCGAATACGATATAGGAAGTCCCAGCCTCTGTTGCTCCATTTAATTGGTAAGTGCCACTAGCATGTCCTGCTTGACGAACGCTATCTGCATTGACAACTTCTTGTCCTAGACAGTAATAGAACCAGCGACCATTGTGTATGTTGCACTCAAATGAACCGCCAGTATTAGTGAATCTGCCGGGAACTTGAACTGCAACGTCACGACCTAGCCCAACAACATGGTATCTCTTGAGGTCAACTTTGGTCTCTGGTAGAGAGACAGTGCTTACCAGTCCAACGAATTGGTCAGTCATCACACTCTCAGCAGAAGCGTTTGCGGCATCATCATGAGCCATATCTACATCTATTGCTGGTGTTGTGAATGGTAGAATTGTCATTACATCTCCAGACTCGGAGTCTTTGTCTATTATACTATGGTTTGTATTCAATGCAGGTGTTATTGTAATCTCAGTCTTGCCATCGTTATCATTACCGGCATCATTAGCAACTTCTTGCTTGATGATTGTAAACATTCTACCGCTATTGCCGTAGTCATCACTCTGTAACCAATTTGTGCTACCTGCTGCGATAGAGAAAATTACCTTACTACCTACTAGCATACCATTTGGATACTCCAATATATTACTATTTACAGGGCTATTAGCAGCGCCTCCACTCAACACGATTACGCTTGTGTCTTTTACTAAATCACGATGCGGTGCATTTGCAGCATTAGCCCCAGTCTCAAATGAAGCAGTGAACTTGAATGAGCCTGCATAACCATGCTCTAGCCGTATTGCTGCTTCGTGCCCGAAGGTCACTTCGGACAAATCTCCACGATAAACTGTTGACGGCATGGCTCTCTCTCACCTCATGGGATTAGTTCCGCAAAGATAACTACTTCTATCTGAAAGGTCATTCTAAACAATTTTTTGCTCCTATCTGACAAATCCGTCCTCGTTTTATAGACTAACCTGTCGAAGTTAGTACCATCTCCTTTTCTTTGGAGGTGGATACAGCGCCTCAATTCGTTTTCCATTAGTTTCAATTGTTCACGACTGCGTGCGGTTCGCATGTCTACCGTGATATTGATTCTAGTTGTGACAAAATCGTAAAGCAACTCAGGGAGTTCTTCGTTGTGTGCAGTCTCAAATACCATGACATAATCTGTTCTATCTAGGTCTAAACGCTTCCCTCTCTCTGGAGTAACATCTGCAATATCAATGACAACAGGCTTGTAATTGTTCGTATTTGCCCTATTCCAATTATCCTTGAGAACATCAATTACGACATCCAAACCCTCTTTGAACGTTGCTACCATGATTAGAACTCCATGAACTCCTTCTTCTTTTTCTCACGAGCATAGGTATCATGGTCTACGACTATCTTACCACCCTCGTTTCTAAGTTTCTTCTGCATTAGAATTGGAGATTCGGTCATCATTCGTATGTCAACCCTCTGCTTAACTGCCGCTTCTTGCTCAAGGCTCAAATTGTCCCCCTCTAGTCCTCTTTCGCTTCGCTCCACTGATTCTCTGTAGTCGCTATCTCCCTCTTTGACTGCTTGCTGCAATTCCTCTTGGGCAGCGCCCTTGCTAAGTTCAGCATCTAATTCCTTCTTCCATTCAGCGAAGATGATTCTTTCCATTTCCTTATTCAAATGCAACAACCTCCACGTATCTTCCAAACATTCTCTCTATATCTGCTCTATACAACTGTATTTTTGCTGACAGGTCTACGTTCTGAGTTCCCTCTGGAATAAGTACACTTCTATCATCGCTCATCAGTAGGTCAATTGCCACCATTTTAGTGCAGATGTCCTCTATCCCCTTGTCCACGTATCTCTCTCCGTAGATGTATGAAACCTTGATTGCATTCCACTCAAAGAATGGATATGAGTTGTTGAAGTATATGATGCCCATCTCGTGGTCAAGCCACCAATCTCGTAATCTGCCCTTATCCCCACTGGAACTACCGCCTTGCAAGTCTATTTTGAATTGGTGTTGGGTGATTTTACCACTGATTTCATTCAGATGAGAGCCGACTACTATCGTGCATCCGGTGAATGAGGTAGCCGTCTTGCCCGTATAGGAGAATACCTTCCCATTGGCTGCGAGTGCCACACCTGCATCTGCCCAAGAGCCATCCGATACTGATGTTACCGTGAAGGTGGCCGTACCACTCCCACCGGGTATGGTGATTGAGTCGCCAGCCGCATAGTTCTCACCGGGAGAGTTGATGACTATCGATGATACCACACCAGCACTGACGGTGGTATTCACGGTAAGACCGCTTCCGCTACCTCCGCTCACCGTCACATTGTTCGTAGCGCTGTACCCAGTACCACCACTTAGACTACCGAACCCAACTACGCTATTGGTGCCGAGCGTGGATGTCACGTTGATGGTTGTTCCATCAAGAGTACCGAACGTGGCTTGGGAACTTGATGTCTGTCCAATGTCTATGTTGCTGTCTGTAGTGACTATGCTACAAGTCTCACCACCCTTGGTATCCCTCATGCTGGTAATCTTCACTATACCAGTTCCATAGTCGGAGTTGGCACTCGCTAGGAACTCGTTATGGACTCCTACATTGGAGGTGTTGCCCTCTAGGGTGAAGGCTGGAGCAAATTCAATTGCTGTTTTACCTACTCTGTCTTCCTTGTTAATCAGGTCAGCAAGATTCTGAGCAGAAGTGGCTTTATCGAAATCTGCACGCCAATTCGTAGTACCAGTGCCAATTGTCAACAAAGATGCGCTGCCATTGCCGGGCGAAACGACGATAGAACCACTCAGTGCACGCACTCCGTCTGGCAGTGTAATACGCGCCTCTGCTGCACCTATCTCTCGATAATCATCGCCTTGCCATAACTCCAATCGAAGTATCTGCTGAACGTTTCTGAAGAGAAGTGGAGAAGTGCCGACGTAGTCAGTATAGTATCGACGACGATATGGCTTGTAGGTGTCAAAGTTGATGTATTCTGCATTGACTAGATATGGCCTCCAAGCATTGTGAGTCTTGTTATCTATATGGTCTTGCATACGGAAGATAATCTCCTCGACCTTACTCTTTGTGATGCCTCGTGTTCTCCCATTAGAGAAAGAGGCTTGATTCTGAACATATGTGTTATCTGCTGTTTGATAATCTGCGGCAGTGACGTTGCCGCTGAATGCTAATTTAACTCCATTGATTGATGTTGTTATCGCGGTAATCGTTCGTTCAAACCCCAGTGGGTCTGCGTCTGAATAGACTAGTATTGAATCCCCTATTGAGAATCCGATATTCCTGTATTCAGCACCTGTGACGTATACCGCATCCACATCACTGTCGTAAGATGCTGCTATTGCATCTTGTGGCCCTATATCCAATAAGTCAGCAACTTTCTGTGCTGTAGTATAAACAGCCGCTGTCGGGTCAAGGGGTCTTGTCTCTCCCTCACCCGGACTGAATACTTGTGGCATTAGAACCTCGCCTCCTCATTACGACTACCAAGGTTGTACTCCATAGGTCTATCGCATGAGCCGCAAGTGGCTCTCCACAGAAAGTGAAGCATGCCGCAGTGCTTGCATCGAGTGCCAGCACCAATATCGAGGACATCTGCTACTTCGCTATTTCTAGTACGCTGCTTCTTGGTGACGCCCGTCAATGGAGCGTCTGTGTTTACTTGAACTTCGTATTTGGTATCTACACGAACGCCTTGTTTTGCTGCTCTACTGATGTCGTCAATATCGAGAGACTGTAATTGAAACTCCGACATTCACACACACCACCTTCTATCATGCTTTCTGATACACTACTAAGTAGACGTTCCCTAGAACAATAATTGGTTCTACTGAAACTATCTTTGCACTGTTATAGCCAGTCAATGCTTCGATATCCGTAGTCATTGATGTGCTCAAAGCACCGTCATTACCTGCTCCCGAAAATGATTTCGGGCTGTAAGGACCAATTACTTGAACTGCTTTAACCATCTAGGTCACCGCCTAATCAGCGCTTTCCTAGTGCCCACCAAGAACCAGTATTACTGGCTACGCAATCTACTACCAATGTTCCGGGTGCAGCGTCTGCGACGACTGCGAATGCTCCGTCTACGCCTCCACCAGTGACGTCACCAAAGGTGTCGCCCATTACTCCGCATGCAAGTATCTCCGAAAGACCCGTTACTATCGAGCCTGTGGCTACGCTTGCTGCGTTCCAATCTCCGGTTACCATCAATAGGTCACCCATTGCGTGTGTTCTGCTGTCTTGTGTACTGCTAAATGCCATTTTTCATCACTCCATTATTTCGTTATCATCTTCGGCTACTGCTGCTTCTTCCACTACTGGTTCTTCCACTACTGGTTCTTCCACTACTGGTTCTTCAACAATCGCCTCCTCGACTACTGTCTCTTCCACTGGGGCTGGGTTCAAAACACCTTCGACCATACCTAGTAGAGTGGTCTTCGTTTTGTATCCTCCGGGCACAGTTGCTCCTTGGCCTATGAGCCAAGATTGAATTCGTGCCTTCGTCCATCCCTCATCTGGAATACCATCGCCTCCAAGGTCAACACCGTCATCTCCTTCTATGCGAAAATCGCTCGCAGGCTTTAGGGTGTATCTGTATTCATTCAACACAGTCTGTGACATCTCTACCTGACGGCCTCTCAGCCAGTCAGGGTAGCCGGGGATTCTACCGCTTTTGCTGTAGAATTTCCCGTTGTAAGTTACAGTGGGCACTTACCCACCTCAATTATACAGTATCATGACTGTTGTAACGTTTGACGAGCCGCTTGCGTATTGTAGTGTTGCTGTTAGACCTGAAAAGATACATCCTGTAAGTACAGGTGTTGTTTCTGCTGGTGTTGCTGTAACGCTCAAAATTGCTGATGCTCCGCCGCCTAGGATGATTGTTTCACCGTCTTGTCCACCTGTCACATTGATTAGTGCCAACTTTGGCGCTGGGTCGTATCCATTTGCTCCACTGGTGTTTACAGCACTGAATGTGCCGGGTCCGCCACCGGGGTATGTTGTGTCTGCTGCTCCGTCTAGCCATTCAGTAGTGTCGTGTGAACCCGCTCTGAGTTCCCATGCTCCTACTAGTGCTGCTGTCGCTGTTCCGCTTAGTGTTAGTGTTTCTGCCATTTTTCATCACTCCATTTCATTTCCCTGCTAAGAACCTCACTTGAGGTCTCGCACACTCCCCTGAGCACCAAAGAAAGTGGTCCATATCTCACCCATGGTGCGGTATAGACCTTCTTGGCCCAATCTGTTAATGGCGAACGGGTCGCCAGTCTCAATACCAGACTCAAAGTATTGGGTTGGTATTGCAGTGCTAAAGTGCAGGTAATCTGTGTCTAGGTAGTACATTCGGCTGATGCTGTCGCCGACCATGTTCTTGGTTGGGATAATTGGGACACCGTTGTAGGTAGCCACAATGAATCCGGCTTCAACACCGGGAACACCCTTCACACCGTTGTAGGTTGGTGTGACCCTCTTCTCTTCCATGAACCTCTGTTGGGACTGTAGCAGTTGCTGAATCCTCATTAGAGTGTCGTATCCAGTTAGGATAACCTTAGGGTTACCACCACGAATCCAGAGTTTCTGGAACATCTCGTCCATGATATCTAGTGTTAGAACTCTGTCAGTCTGAGTTCCGCCAACTGCGTTGACGCTCATCTCAGCGCTTGCCCAAGAGTTTCCAGCGCCAGACCTGCTGATGCTGTAGATGTCTAGGTCGCCGTTTGCGTCGATTGCGCTACCGTCTGTGCTTAGTCCAGCCTTGCTATCTGCACCTGTTGCGTATCCAGCAGTAACTCGGTCTAGTGACTCAAAGTTGTTTCCTGCTACTGTACTGACATCAGTACAAAGCATCTTGTTGACCATCTCAGCGTGGTGCTTACCCATCTCTTCCTTCATGACTGAACGAATGTCTCCCATTCCGTCATCCTTGTCTGCTAGGAAGATAGCGGTCTCGGACATATCGAACGTGTGTGCGATTGTCTTAGGCTTTGCAGCAATGTGCTGGAAAGTCGGCTTGACCGTCTCAGGCAGTGTTGCGTTCTCTGCAACTCCACCGTGTAGCACTCCGTCGTTGTTGGGGCGTCCAGTGATTACTCTCCATCCAGACCTGTCCCACGGCTTCTTTGGTAGGATACTGAAAGCGTTGAACTCTTGGTTCAGTTGCGACCAGACTTTCCTGCCGTAAATTGCTTGGTATGTTCCACCAGTGGTTGACAGCATTGGGCTGTCAGCCTTGAGCAACTCGCTACCGGAGTAGGAGTAACCCATTGCGTTTCCTGCGCCATAGTAGTAGCGCTCCATGTCAGTTATTGTTCGTACGTAGTTTCGTGCCATTTTTCATCATCTCCGTTTTCTATTTATTTCTATTAGTCTCACGCCTCAAAGGTCTTTGATGCCAAGTGATGAACCTCATCCCATGACATCTGAGCCAAATCCTCCGTTGAAGGGACTACCACTGATGTGGGGTCGTCTGCTTTTGCGAGTGTCTCACCAACTTCTGCTGGTGCTCCAATATCGTCAATTCGTGAGGTTAGTGCCTCGATTGACTTCTGTATGTTTGCTAGAGGTGCGCGAGCATCAAAGGAAAGAACTTCTTCCTTAGTTACTGCTGCATCTCTCTCGGACTCGTATCTGCTAGCGAATGACTTTTCCAAGTCTGCGCGCAGAGCCGCTTCGTTTGCTGCTGCCTTGTAGACCTCGTATGCGGCCTCAACATCAGCGTCTGAAAGAGTGGCTGGGTCAATGAAGTCAGACTTCTTGACTGAGCCAGTGGTCTTTCCAAGAGCACCAGTAGATGGCTTGCCGCCCTCCTGTGCTCGACCCTTAACTTGTCCAGTTCGCTGTAAGTCATTAGCCGCCAGTTCCTCAGGCGTAGAGCCTAGGTTGGCTTTCTCAAGGTCATCGAAGTGTGCCCTTGCAGCGCTCGTATCTACTCCGCCGCTCTTTAGGGTGTCTTCCATCCAGTTGAGGTAGTTGGAGGTAATAACGTCTGAGTATTCATCTGCTTTCTCTACGCTTTCTTCAGGTGCTGCTTCTGCAACAACTTCGGACTTCTCCTTCTTGTCCTCATCTTTCTCGTCCTTGTCTTTCAGGAAAGCAGGCTTTTCACCCTTCTCCATATCGTCAAGGCGACCTTCTAGGCGCGATAGAACATCGCCTAGTTGTTTCATCATTTCATTGTCGTTTTCTGTCTCTGTCACTTTACTCACTTCCGTGTTATTTACTTCTTGTTTTAGTATACTGAATGTTGCTTCGGGGTTGATGCCTTTTTCACAAATCGTTATTTCATGAAGTTCCAGTTTGCTTATTTCTTGGTAGTCGCCTCTTTTTGGGTCTGATTTTCTAACCCTTTTGAACGCTTGACCACCGATACTGAATCCTCTGAGAACGCCTTTTCTAATCTCTGCTGAGACTTCCTTGGCTTTCTCGATGTCGCTACGGAGTTGTACTACTACAAACATCCCGACATCATCGACTTCGCTTTTCCACAACCTCCCTTCACTATCTGTATAATTCGGTACCACGTCGCCTACTTGTATATTGGAGTGCGCTAGTTGGACGTTTCTGTAAGATGGGTTTTCCATGAACTTACGAAATGCGTCCTTCAATGCCTCCTTTGTTATTACGTCGCCTTGCTTGTCTACAACTTCCACACTGGCATAGCCTGCGACAATGAGGTCGTTCCCGCCCTTGAGGACGGAGATGGGGTCATCGCCACTTCTGAATAGTTGTTTACTACCGAGCACACTATCAGCAAGGACGTATTGCTTTACTACTTCAATGCTCCGAGACTATCCATCAAGGCTTTATTCTTCATAATCGATAGACTGCGCGGCTGTTTCTTTCTTCTTCTTCTTTCTGCCCGGATAATCCTCTGCTTTCTCCGAATCCTCTGTAGGGCGGTCTTTCATGTCCCAATCAGGCAAAGACTGCTCTGCTACAAGCCTAGTTGGTCCTCTTGGACTCTCGACTCCTCCACCCACATCTATACCGAGTCCCCTACCAGCCATGTTACTATGCCCTTTCTCCAACACTTCTAATGCTCTTTCAATCAATGCAACCGTCTTGTATAGTTCCTTAGGCTTCATTATCAGATTCTTATCCTTCTTTGGTTTGAGTATGCCAGCACTCTCTTCCTCTATCCTTTCCTCATCTATCTCAGGCTCTATCTGTGTCTCTTCCTTGTGTAGGTATGCGAATCCACTTTTCCAATATGGCTCAAGGCTCTTTGCCAACCGTATGGAATAATCAGAGTTAGTTACTTGCCCTATTGCCGCCACTGGAGATGCTGGCACGCCATCAATTATGTCATATTTTACGATGTCCTCAGGAAGGTGTATGATGAAGCGACTATCATCAATCTCCATTGTAAATGGTATGTGGTAGTCTATCTCTGCCTTTGCCAGCATTACCCACTTTGGGTGCTTTTCTTCTCCCTTCATGTATGTGGACTTTGCATCTCTTAGAAGTATCATGTCGGATTCCTTACTCAGTTCTTTCACTGCATCCTTCAATCCAACATCGTCGGTGACTCTGATGTCTGATGGGCTAGGTATGTGAACTGGGTCGTAACTATCGAATTGTCCTCTGAGTATCTTGAGACGTTCCCTTGTAGTGAGTTCAGTTATCTCATCATCGTCATACAGCAGTATATCATTGACGTAGAATATGCCATTCGATAATACTCCATCTATTACGTAGTCCTTCTTACATATGGATTTGAATGCCGCGCGCATATCGTCTCCAGTAGACTGCTTTTCTCCGCTTTCATTATTCATGGTAATACGATTGCTCTTCTTGATTACCTTACATCTAACTCCTTCTTTGTGTGCAGATACGACCCACTCTCCTGTAAAACCACGAAGTTGAGTCAAGTCCTCTATGTCAAAAATCCTATGTAGCGGCTCTATCAGCGGGACTTCCTTCGGTAATTCTGCCTTTCCAACGATTTTCCACCCCTCTCCTTGTTCTCGGTCTTCGTACGATGATTGACCAAAAGCATCTATTGAGGTTAATGCAGACGTTTGTGGCAACGGAATGCTGTTATCGTATATCGATTGTACGTGCTCAGATTGGTGAGTATCTTGCAAAGCGGCAGACAACATACTTCTAGGCATTGTATTGTAATGCGCTGTCTGAGGATGCTGTCCGTACACTGGTTCACCATTGGCATCCCATTCTATTCCAAACTCACCCTGCATGGGGTATCCCCAGTCCATGTTACCTCCGTTAATTACATCCAATGCCGCTATACCGTCTCTGTTCCCTAGCGATTTAATTGGAGCATCCCCCTTGAAACTCAATTTATTGGTTGTGACGGTAGGCGCTCTCGCCCTCAGTTCCTCTGGTGCTATAGCCGTATCATACGAAAGAATCTGACTGGCGATATCCTTGACTCTACCATGTGTTTCTTCTATGGTTTTGGGCTTTGCCGGATGTAATAGTGTTCTTCCGTCTCTTGAATCGAATCCGGGGTTGGCTGCCCTCTTGCTCTTCTTAGCCGCAGGCGGCCTATGCAAGTCCAAACCGTAGGATGACAACTTGTTAGGTGAGCCATGAACGAAATTACCCATCCAATCGATTGCATTATGACCATCTAGCCTCTTATCGAAATTGCTTTTCTTCTCTTCGTATTCCTTATTCGGGCGATTCCTCGCTTTGTCTCTCGATGGCCCCCAAGTCCTTTTGTCGTTCTCCAAGGCCGTATCCAAATGACCATGAATGTCATCTCTTCCAATTAAGTCACTGAACATATCAGGGTTATTTGTATTCCAAGGTATACCTAGTCCTGCCAACTTACCAACAGATAATCCCACAACGTCACCACCTAATGTACTCAGCCAGTGTTTGACGTATTCTCTATGTGCGCCACGAGAGTCATCAGGTAATCCTAGTATAGTCATGGCTCTCTTCACTTCGGTATTAGGACCAATAGTGTGCGCATCACGGAACTTGGCAGATGAATTCATTATTGTAGCCAAATTGAAATGAGCATCTGATGATACTTCTTCCTCGATTCCTCTGTCTACATGGAAACCACGAGATGACAACCCATGTGAGTCATTCACGTGCAATCCCTTCTGAGCAGCGCCGAGTGCTACATGGAGATTAGTAAGGGACATGGGGTTATTTGGATGAAATGCATTTGGATTCTCCTTTTCTATCATTGGCCTTATCTTGGTTCTGAATAATTGCACAGCGGCTCTTTCATCTCCTATTTTGGCGCTGTTAATCTTCTCGTACTGACCCGCTCCTTTGAACGCCTGTATATCCTTCTCAGAGGCTGCTCTGCTCTCCTCGTTCAACTTATCGATTTGGGCGGTTATTTCCTTTCTCTCTTGTTTAGTCTCCGCTCGGTCGAGCAGGTCGTATTGTTCTTGTAACTCTTCTTGGAATCCAAACAAATCCCGCCTTTTCCCTTTCTTATCTGGAGGACTTTGCTGCGCCCACATCTTGTCCTTTGGCTTTCTAACATTGGGCATCTCTGATATTAACGAATCATAATCTATAGACTCTGGAATTATCTGCATACCTCTGTTAATGAAATCTTTGTAACTGTATGGTCTCTCTATTGGGGCATTAGGTGGATTCAACCTACCATTGAGTAATCCCATCTTCCAAGAGTGCGCTGCGTTTCGCTTTACAGATGTGTCTCCTCTCGACACTACTCTGGAGTCTTTGTTGGTTTCACCGTAATTTGTTCTAGTATATTGATTGTCAAACATGAAGCCAGCACCACCGAAGTCGAATGCTGTCTTGTCTTTCACTGTTAGCCCCTTGGGTGTGCCACTTCTAAGTAGTCTAGTAACTGCGGGACTTCTTGAGAAGTTATGCATATCACTCGCATTCTTGATGTTCCTACCCTTACTTCTCTTGCCTATATTGGCCATGCTAGTATCTGTCTTTGCCATTACGCCTTGAGCAGTGTGATGGGATTGCACTCCTGTTGGAAGGAAATGTGGCAGCATTTGCGATGTCAGACCGACAGTCCCACTTGCGCTGTCTATACTCCCATCTTTATTCTTGACACCTAGTATGGAACTACTTGCCCCTAAATTCATCTTCACTTTCTTCTCTCCACCAGCCCCATCCGGTATAGAAATGTTAGTCCATTTATCATCCTCACCGAGATGGTCGTGAACGAGTTCGTTGTGGGTCGTCTTCTGCTTACCCAGACCGCCTCGATGTGTGAAAGGTAATGCGAAAGGATGTTGTAATCCGCGTAATTCCCCATCTTCCTCATAGTAATGAGCGTGCTCTTCCTCAGGTATGTCCTCCTTATGTGGGGTATTGATGTTTGTTCTATGTGCATTTGATGCGTTTCTTATCGATTTGGAATCGGTTGTCATAGCGCTGCTATTAGCGACATTTTGCATCACAGATTGCATTATGTCCTTTGGTAATAGGGCTTCTTTGCGATTTTTGAATATCGAAGATGGGCCTTCATAGTTGTAGTTCTTGTCCCATCCCACGAGTTTCATCAGTCCCTCTGGTGTAAGTTGAACGTCACTGTTCTCGCTGACTTTACCCTTCAACGCTTCTTTGAGGTCTGCACCAGCATTCAACTTCTTCTCTATATCAGCGATATCCCTGCTTTCAAATGGAAAGAGATTCTTTTTTTGCTCCCTTTCATTATCCGTATCGGTATCTGAACCATGATGTAATAGATGGTCTTCATCATGTAAACCCTCTATTCCTTCTCTCAATTCATCGAATGCTGTATTATCGAACATCTGCTTCTTGTTGTCATTATCATCCCATTCATATGGTTCACCATCATGTACCATACCGTCTTTCAAATAAGTCTGCTTCAAGGCTCGTGATGCTATACCTGCCATTCCGCTTATCTTGGTATCATCAGCGCTTTCGGGATTGGCATGACCATTAGGGCCGGGATGTATCGTGGAGCGGGAGAACCAATCGTCCTCGACTCCGTTCCTGTGCATGAAGTTCTTCTTGATGCGAGACATGAACATCCTCTGACCATCTGGTAGTTGCACGCTCTGGTGCTCAGGGTCATCAGTCCCATGCTCGTGTATGTGATTGATTACAGCGCTCCTCTCCTCAGGATTCAGGAACTCAAGCCCGTAGTTGTAAGTCTCCCAACCCATACCATGTCCGTGGTTGGTAGTTATCTCGTTACGTTTTATGAGGTCTGACTTTGCCTCTTCCTCATCCGCTAGATTTGGGTTTTCCATGAGATGAGCCAGTATCTCTTTCTTCGTAGGCTCTTGTGCATTGAGATTCCTAGTTACAGGCATTATATCATGAGAGTCTAGTTTCCCCATCCTCTCATCGAAGTGCATCCTCTCCAAGTCCACGCCTTCCTTCTCCAGTTCAGCGGCTCTCTTATGTCCGATTTCATCCGCTACCCATCTCTTGTAGTCACGAAGTCTCATTGAGTGCTGGTGCTTGGTATCGCTCTCGTGACCGTCATCACCACCACCCACGAATGGGTATGTTCTGCCACCTCCACCTTTTGCAGCACCAGAATATATACCATGCGTTTGGTCTCTTTCCTTCTCCGACCAATGTTTTTTGTGAGCATCCTCAATACCCATTGACCTCTCTGCGTAGGATTCTCCTCCATCCTTATCGAAGTAGAAGTTCTTGAGAGTATTCTCCCACTCTGGCATATTGGTGTCCGAACGCCTTCTTCTGATTGGGTGATGTGTTTCGCCGAAGGGGTCTATATCTCTGTAGTGGTCTGTATCTAACCTACTGGTGTCATTACCATCGTGTATGAGACTATGACCCATAACAGTTGGCCACAGCGCATGCCTGATTTCCGGCGGTATTCGGTTCTTCTCCAAATAATGCTCTACGGGCTCTCCGTCTTCCCTTGGTTTGTATAGCGAGTGCCCATGCTTGTCATTGTCCTCTTTGGTAAAATGTCTCTTTACTCTGTGTTCCCAAGGATGAGGTGTTCCTAATTCTGTCAATAGTGCTGGGCGATAATGGCCCATAGGGTTGCCGCCCTTAACTCCCTCCGAGAATGACAATTCCTGAAATGACGGGGATGTCTTCAAGAGGAATTGGCTATAGGATAAACAAATCAAGTCATCCTGAGTTAAATCATACTCTATGTTATGATTGTGCAGATTTATCGTAGAAAGGAGAAAGTCTCCTGCCTCTTGGCTTGCATCAGAGTTGTCGATGATGGCTTTCAGCAATTCTTCACGATGTCGAATGTATACATCCACACCATCTTCTTGCATATCATCACCGCTCATCCCCTAGTTGGCGTCATGTCGAGATTATACCGTTTATAGTAGGGGCACTCGACAAGAGGTAACTGGGGAACTTGTTTACAACTCTCGTGAACTGATGCGTTACACATCTTGCACGGACTCATATCCGCAACGGCTTTTCTAACTACGCCGATTTTCACTACTATCCCTCGACTAGCCTGTTCACGGTGTCGTCGTGGGTGTTTTTCATCGGTATCGAGTCGAGATTTACGTTTTCGGACTTCGCACCCTTGTTAGCGACATCCTCGGAATCTAGGAGACTCTGGTTAGTGTTGTAGAAAGCATTGTATGTTTGTCCACCAGTTTCAATGTGGAAAGTCGAATCATCTGCTGTAGTTCCAAAGGACTGAGCCTTGTGATGTTCGCCTTTCTCTATTTTAGCCTCTTCAAGAGCGCTTAGTCTCTTTTCCACATCATGGGCTTTCCTTAGTAGTTCGTATGCCTCTGCGGAGGCCGCTTCATATCTTGGCTTCATTAATACATCTCCTTAACTTCTCTGTGTTGGTCTGCCATATCGTGTATTTCATCCCAAGTCATCTCATGAATCTCAGTGTTACTAAACTTATCGGGGTCAGACCTGCTCCCACCATCTTCTTTCTTGATAGTTTGAACGTCTGCTCTGAACGCATCTACTTCAACATCTTCTGAATACGGTGTTGAATACGGCACAAATCCTGCTTTCTTCAAAATAAATTGGGGGTTCTCCATTACTCTCCTAAGAGATGCATTCTCCGCTTTGAGAATCTGAACCTCATTATCCATACTCTCCATCTTAGAAATGAGAGTGTTCATGAGTTTCTCAGTGCCTTCTTCCATAGTATCGCCTCAGACTTTTCTTCCGAAAGTGCCACGAGCCTTCTTCATTCCGGGGTTTGTCCTTGCAGACATTATTGTACCAGCCAGTTGTCTGTCTCTCATAGATGGGTCGAAGTTGGCGCCAGTTTCGTTGTACTTGATGACTGGACTCTGTTGCTGCCATCCGTTCTCTGGAGTAACAACAGATGTCTCTGCTTTCTTGATGTATTGCAAGTCTTCCTCTAGGGTGGTTGCATACTTCATTATTTCAACAAGATGTTCTCTCGCATTCTCTGCATTACCATCTTCGATAGCCTTGTTCAGTGCCTCATTATGGGCGTTCATTTTCCTCGCCATTGGGTGCATTTTGATTAAGTCCATGGTCTTCACTGCCTGTTCGGAGTATACCTTACTTCTTTAATCATGCGCCTCTAGGCCGTCTTGCGTTCATTAATGCGCGACTATTGTCCTGTGCTTGGGAATTAGGTGGCCCACGCTGTTGAACAGAAGATACTGGAGAGCCAATTCCGAAAGATGTTCGTCTGTCTGGTGCTGCTGGGCTTCTTGGCGTTCGTATACCTTGCCCCTCTCCTCCGGGTTGTGATGGGGGCATAAGACCGGGCGGAACTGCACCCATTTGCTCGGCCATTGGCCCGCCGCTTCCGGGAGACATTCCTGCTGGAGGTTGCATACCGGGAGGCATGGGCGCAGCACCATCTTGTTGTGGATTCATCTGTCGATAGGTGAATCGTATATCCCTATCACCCTCTTCCATGAGTTCTGGCTTGTATCCGAGCATCATCATCCTCTGTGCGAGATTGACTTCCATCTCATCTCTACGTAGTCTAGTTATCTCGTCTTCTTCCTCATTTGGATAAAGAGTAATCTTCCAATCTGTAACTTCCATCTGCTTTAGCATTCTAGGGAATAACACTTGAGTGTATACCTTCTGACCGAACTCCACGGCTCTGTTGGTCACCAATATCTGCATACCTTCGTTATTTAGTCCACCGGATTTACCGCTGTCTATCATGAATATGCTACTAACACCATAAAATGCAGCAATCCTATTTCTCATCTCATCTCTAACTGGAATATATTGCATTTCCTCAAGCGTATCCATGAACTTAACCCAATTTACGCCGCCTCTTCCAGTAGCCGACTCTATGCCCACCTTGGGGATATAATGCGGGTCGCGTTCCATTTTCTCATCAACAGACTTCCAGAACGACTTCATTGACTCAAGGTTATCCGTAGTGACAGATATAATTCCCTTGGGAGAGCGCCTCTTTTGGTATGCTGTATACATGTAATTATCCATTGCTGTCAGAGTCATAGCCTGTCGCCACATGGTGTTGACTGGACTCTTACCATACAATTTGGATGGATTGTATTTGCTAATATGCAAAACTTCCCCTTCCAAATAATACTGCGTTTTACCGCTCCCAGCCATGTTAGCGTAATGGGCTTCCTGCATGTTATTACCACACACTTCGCAAGTATCGTCCTGACCGGGATAGGAGATTTGGTCACGATGTAGTGGACACACTTTGTATCTTCCACCACGCACCCCTCTCTTATCTGAGATGATGCGCATAAAGATGGGGTCTCCACGTATGACTTCCTTTACCCTGTAGAACTTAATATCTGATGTTTCTGGCTCTACAAAGTATTCCTTTATCATAATTAAAAACGCATCATCTACCACATTCAAATCACGCTCTACCTCGTTGAGAACGTGCATAAAGTCCTGCTCCATGGAATTCTGTTGGTCTAATAACCACTTTGGATACATCAATTGATTGACGTCTGGTGCTCTAGTTTCACCACCACATAAATTGCATTGCTCTACCTCGTGACTAAATTCCTCTCGGCATTGAGTGCACTTATGCTGAAATTTCTTTTCCCAATAATATCCTCTTCTGAATATCTCTTGAGATAATTTTGATATAACAGTCCTAAGAATCAGATTCTCCTGTGATACGGCATATAACGCTGGAATCGTAATTCCCTGTGCTAGAACTGGCTCTTGTATACCCGTAGTGTATAGGGGCATTTGTGGTTCTGGCGTTGTCCTGCGCCTGAATGGTGCTGCTATGGTAGACAAAAATCTCCCTATTGCACCTTGTTCTTCATCTGCCATTATATCGCCTCCGTCCACTTAGTTACGTCTTCCGCCTCTACGCCCCACTCATCTAGGAGAGCATTGGACTTTTTGGTGTCATCGCTCCAGTTATGGAATTTAACTACCTTCTTTAGTTCTTCTTTCCTTAAACCATCAGTTTCTTCTATGAATGCTAGAACTGCTTTCGCTTGCGTCTTCTTCATCTCCAAGAAAGGTAGTATGCCCTTCAGTAACTTGCTGATATCTGCCTTTGAGTAAAACTGTAGCCTATGTTGGCTTCTCTGATTGTCACTGTATACCTTCTGGTCTAGTTGTAGAATACCGCAATCAAGTGTTTTCTGCAATTGCTCACAGTGAATCTTACCTCTTGTTCCTGTCGCTATGAAACCTGCTCTAGGTTCTCCACGTTTAGTTATGGTGATGTAACCGTCAGCATCAAGGAACCCAGCGGCATACGCCCATGGGTCTTTGATTATCAAACCAGTCTTGTCCATTTTCACAAAAGTTCCCCTTGTGGCGCCATTGATAACATCTACTTCCTCTCCATAAATAGACAGTAGTTTACTGAGTTTAGTGGATGTCATACTCTTGTGTAAGACTTTCCTATCCCATAAGTTCTCAAAGATTGTTCTACCACTCATAGAACCTTTGTCTTGTAACAATTCAGCGCTCTTGGCAAGCGCCTCTTGTTCCTTGTCTGTAAGTTTCTGAGTCTGATTGAGGGTCATTTTCCATATTTTGCGCGCATCTCTCCTTGTATCCATGGCATTTACCCACGCTTTGCGCTCTTCATCTCCCCAGACATCATCGTAATCATCTAGGGCTTTTAGTGCATCGTCAGCCTTTTCCCATTGTAAGCATGCTCTTTGCAAACTCGTGCTCCGACTATCTCCAAATTTTCGTAGAGACCTCATATCGCGGTCACTTACCCCTATGCTTCTTATGGTATCTGAATGCTTCAAACACCAATCGTGCATATTGAACGTTGCTTCCACTTCCATCGCCTTTAGCATTCTGACTTCTTCGATTGCAGAGTCTATGAAATCCTTGTCGGCTTTGTTGTGCCTTCTGGCTTTCTTTAATCTCTTCACTAAATTAGCAGCAGAATACCCAAGATTGGTTTCAAACCAACCTTCTCCGTTACTTGGAAACGTGTTCATCATCTCACGTCCACAATGTAGTATTTTCATTCTTTGAATCCATTTCTGTTGTATTTATCTTACTCATGGTATCATCCAATCCTTATTGCTCTCTCCCTTGAACCAACTATCAAATCCGGGCATATAATCGTCTAATAGGATTACGCTACCCTTGAACTCCTTAGATGCCCAATTTGCTAGGGCGATGCTCATCGCCAAGTCGTCATGGGCTCCCACGCTCTCTAACTTCCCACTCTTCTGCATACCGAAGCGATTCAACTCAGTCTCCAACTGATGAGTATATTTCTTACTTCTCTCGTCTCCATATGGAGTTTTGATGTGGCCTTGTTCAAATGCAAGAAGAAGAGACATAAACAGTGATTCCTTACGTGTGCGCGTAGTCATAAAAACTCTAATTGGCATGTCTGCCCGTAACTCCCTCATTTCTTGCTCAAGCATTCTCTGGAAGTTGTTACCCTCAAGTTCAATAAGTTCAGGCTGAAACTTACTGTTGAGCATAACCATCATTCTTTTCTGGGCCATTGATGACATACCTCGCTCATGAACAACATGCACAATTTCCTTCCTATCTTGTTCATCTGGTTTTATTCTCATTACGGTCATAGCAGTAAAATCAGCATTTTTATCAGATGCTATTGCGGGGTCATGCCCTATGAAGTGCTGTCCGAAAACTCCGTTGGGCTCTCCCTCCTCGTCGTAATTCGTATCTGCTCTATCGATAAGAACTAGATTAGTGTCTCTCGCTTTTTCCAACAAAGGCATAGGAAACATACTTGCAACATCGTGAATTGGCTCACATAGATACTCACGAGTAAATTGTATAGCGGGCATAGACATCCGCCTTTGCTCAAGAGAATCCATATCCCACCTTTCAGGCCACAATGCTATCCCTTCAGCATCGATAGCAGGATAGGTCTCTACTCTGAATGTCTCCTTCTGCTCTAGTTCAGCATACAGGTCATTGTAACTGAATGGTGTTCCTACCATCATTAATTTACTGCTGTGGTGAAGAACAGGTAAGAGAACACCATAGAACCAGTCTGCTGTCTTTGCTAATTCAGTAGTAGTTGTTCCCCATAGAATATCATCGCATACTACAATATCAGGGTGGAATCCACGTGTTGCTCCACCAACCGACTTTGCCATCATACGACTACCATTTGAAAACTCAAAGTATGATTTTGCCCATGGTTTACCTTGTGGTTTCAAATGTCGGAGTATATCATTTTCCTCTATCAAATTACGAATAAATCTCATGTGCTCAAGAGTCTGCTCCAACGAATGCGAAAATACCATGACGTGTTTACCGGGATTAAATGCGGCTAGCCATAGCGCATATGTCATGAAGAAGACGGATTTACCATGGTCACGAGAAGCCTTTACGCAGTAGTATTGAGATTCCTCAAGACCCTCCTTCCAAGACTCATGATGATGATTGTATAGAAAGCCAAGTGTATCTACGAAGAAATACTTGAATGACTTTTTACACATCTCTCTGTCAATGTTCAAGATGAACTCATCCATTTGCTCAGTATTATCCAGTGTCCCACCTCCTTAGTGAACCCATGAATGGCGGCTCTTGCTGACGGTCTCTTAGCGTCTGCATAAATGGTGGCTCCTCTGCCCCATATCCTTCATCCCATGACATTTCTGTCATTTGCTCATGTCTTCCTGTGTGAGGATTGTATTGCATATCTATGGTATTATGCCCTGCGTCTCCGGCAGTGAGTTGACGTATAGGTGTGTTTGAACTATCTAAGTGAGTGGGCTCTGCTACTTGTGTAGTATTATCATGCGCCGCCCCCATCCCTTTACCTGCTCTGACTCCTACACGTGCACCAAGAGTTGTTGAATACGGTTGCGCAGTTCGTCCTCCAGTGTAAGCAGCAGTACCTATGTTTGCCATTCCACTCAAGTCAAGTGGTTCACCGCTAGAAGTCCAATTATATAGTGCGCTAAGGCCGCCTAGTCCAGCACCAGCAGCCATACCTGCTCTGCCTAATCCTCTAGCCCATTTCTCAGCATGCTTACCCTGTTCGGCAGTGGCAGTGCCATCATCCATATACCGATTCATTGCTCCGGGTGATATTTGCGTTACATTACCCTCTTTATCGGGTTCGCTAAACCTACCATAAACCGCTTCCTCAGGGGCTACCCATTGGGGTAAATTGTACATGATGTTTCCAAGACCGCCTCCAGATTGGCCGCCGCCCATCAGCACGCTAGGAGTTCCGCCCTCCTGTTTCCTAACGAGAACCTTGCTCATAGTCTCCCTCCGAATACTACCTTCACGACCTTGACCACGGTATCATTATATCCGTATGTCTTGGTTATCCTCTCCCAGTCTCCTTGGCTATGTAGTATAGTTCGCACATCAAGAGGGGAGATTTCCATCATCTTGGCTACATGCTGAACATCGTATATCGAATCTGAGTTGAATGTCTGGTTAGGGACGTGCTTCATCACTTGCCCGTCTAATCGCGCTTCCTCTATCTGCAATAACTCCACTATTCTACCTACGTTATCTGCTTTGGTGAATCTTGGGTCTGTGATGAATGTCTGATATGGGTCTCCTACATTCTGTTGGAACTCCCTTAACCTCTGCTCTTGCGCTGCTTCCGGCGTTCCCAATCCAGTTCTACCCCATTCGGATATACTCTGCCCCGGCGATGGGGCGCCTGTCGGCAACCCACCCTCAGGTAATCTACGATGCTGCGTATAGACATCCCTGACCTCAGACATTGGCGCAGTTCCAAATCTGGCTCTCATCTGCTGGTTAGGGGTGAGTCCGGGCGTATTGGGGTCAACTTGTAACGGAGATGGCCTAACTGCGACTTGTGATTGGGGTGGAGGGGCTTGAGTTGCAGCCGCGCCCCTCCTTGAATCTGGCATAGGGTGACCTGCATCACCAGTAGGTGGTCCCCGAAGAGTGGTTGGTGGAGGAGGCGCTGCCTCTGCTGTGGGAGTAATAGGCTGAAGAACTTCTGAATATGGTATATGGTCGGGAACTCCGAGCATGCTCCTGTCTTCTGCCGTCCCACCTTGTATGATGTGGCTGATTATCGGCTGTATCTCCGCAAGTTCCTCCTGTGTCGGGAGTTCCTTGTGCTCGTGACCACCTGCTATAGTGTTGACTCTGAAAATTGAATCAAGCATTTCTTTTACTTCTGGTGCTGCATCTCTCATCTCTGGTGTATCATGTAGATTTATTCCGGCAGCAAGCAATTCCTCAGGTGACATATCATCTTCTGCATGATTATATCCTAGAGATGCCGCTAGGACTGCATTGCTCCAGTTATCCTTTGCTCTAGCGTGATGTGCAACTTTAGTGGTATGTTGATGTCCTGTGAAGTTATCCACTCTAGCAGAATGAGACATCATCATATCGAGTCCTCTACCTTCTTCTGCGTCATCACCATATCTCTGCCCATACGCATGTAGTAGTTTACCAACAGTATTAGGTCTCCCTTTCTGATTGCCTTCCTCATCAAACTTAGGCATTCTGTTTTCACCATATACTGCTTGGAATGCTGGATATTGAGATAAATGCCTAGCCAAATCTGCCATTGGCCCTTGCCACTCCATTATCGGCTCGCCGTTCTTCTTCCTCTTTCCAGTATCAACAAGTTTGGGAGGTACAAGTGATGCAGCGAGTGGAATGCCATTTGGTCCAAGAGTCTGCGCTGCGTATCTTTTTGCACCCTCAGAATCGACAATTGTATTGTTCATTCTACCTTCAGGGTCGTGTCCCATGGCTCTCATCATCTGAAAAACGAAACTATCAACAGTCTGCTTCCTCGGTTGTGGCCCACGCCGCGCTCCCGGTGCATGGTCTGATTGAGGTAGATAGTAGACTTTGGGCATATGGTGAGCGACTCCCCAAGATGTAATGTCCCTAAATGCCCTATTATCGGGTATCCTATCACCCCAGAGTTTGCTCATTTCATTTTCAACGCCACCATCGGCCTCTAATTTTCCAGAGCCAACTGCTTGTGCGCCAAACATCATCCCTCCCTGCCCATCAGGAACTAGGTGCAACCTATGCGGCTTGACATATGGCTTCTTTACCCAACTGTGCTTTCTCGGATTAGGATGTCCTGCTTCTGACATCGCCTGCTCAAGTTGCGTGTTGAATGGGACTGCGTAGGATTCCAAGTATGTTCCATACTTGTGGTCTGCACCATGACCATTCGTGTAAGTGGTGATTAGTCCATTTTCGTTATGATTGCTTCTGACTGCGTGGTCTTGTTCGACTAAAGGTGAAAGATTAATTTTCCTCCAATCGACAGCGTCCGCATTAGGTAGATGATTCTTGGAATCGTGCTGCTGATTATGTAATTCTATTGCCTTCTGTACTATCTCCTTGCCTGAGATATTTATGCCGTGCTCCAGCATCGAACTACCTACGGCTCGGATGACACCATCAATGCCGTGCATGTGGTGACCACCACCATCATCTTCGTAGAATTGCTCACCGTGTCTACCCTTCTGCCACTTTCCGGGATATCCTGCTCCTACACCGGGTATGCCGCTTTCTGCCTCCCCATGTCCTCCAGTATGAGCGAATGCAGGAAGGTCAAGCCCATTCGGGTCTGGATTTATGGAGTCCGCTGGCGGGTATCGAGTCTTGTGCATGGCGCCGCCAAACTGAACGTAGTTTGCATCGCCCTTCATCAATAGGACTGCTTTGAGTATCATCGAAGTGTTCATGGTGTCCGCCCGCCTCTACTAGTTAGATGGTCAAGGGGATTGATTCCGAATGTACGAGGCTCGTTATTTGCGTCCTCAGTTGCGCCCTCAGGTCTTGTGGTTTCCTTAGTGGGCGCATTGTTGTGTCTAGGTAAGTTACTTCCTGCACCAGAAGTATCGCCGGTGCCCTTACCTTTCTTCTTCGACTCTTTCCTTTTTAGTGCTCTGCGAGCGTCATTAACTAGTTGTCGCAATTCGGCAATGTCATAGTATGATAGTCCCCTCTTCTGCAAATCGCTACCTACACCCACTTTGCTGGTCATAACCATGGATGGGCCGCCTTGCACTGTAGCAGATGGCATTCTGCTTGGAACGTATTGCGGTCCTCCTACCATGCTTTGGTTGGAGTATCCGCTTCTTGCTTGTGGCAGTGGTGGCGCTCCGGGAATAGGAGGTGCCCTAGGCATAGATGGTGCACGTGGCATTTGAGGAGGAACTAGAGGTGGTGCCCTAACTTGTCGCAGTGGAGGTGCTCTCATTCCAGCGGCTTGGCCGGGTAGAAGACTCTGTAGTATTCCACCACCAGTCTTTCCAGACCTGTATGAGCGTGCCCCATATCTCGATGGAGTTGCTGCAACTGTCCTAACGTTACCCAATCGCTTTCTTGCTTCAGATTGACCTAGATATTGTCTGTATCTCCTAGGGTCTTTTGACATGGGTTGCTTGGTCTTCACACCACGGTGTGACATCTCGACAGCCAGATGCGCTCTGCTTAATCCGGTTTTCTTGCCACCTTTGATGCCACGCATTCTGGCCTTTGCCCTGCGTGATGTGGCGCTTCCGGGTGTCATACCTCCGGGTGGCCTCTTAAACTCGCCAGTGGAAGGTCTCCACTTCTTACTTCTCTCCTTGTGGTCTTTGGCTGCCTTCTTGCCTTTCTTCTTCTTTGGTTTCTTACCGATGAAACCCTGTCGCTCATCTCTCTTCAATAACTGGAATGCAATATCCATTGGTTCTCCCATAGCAAAAGCATGCCCACCAGCGAATCCCGGACCTCGTGCTTGAGTCGCTAAACTAGTTAGAGCACCCATGTTACCATGAGTTCCAGTCATCAAGGACGGTTCCAATTCGTTATCGAACTTAGTTGGCTCTAAATCCTCGTCCTTTTCATTAATACTGTCTACAGTGATGGGTATATGAGGTAGTTTCTTCATCTCTTTTGCTCTTTCTTCTCTTGCACTACGCTTTTTCTCGGTGCGCTCATCTCGATGCTTGGTATCTTCATGACCTGTTCCTGTGCTCTCGTCTTCATTATTAGCACGAAACATCGTAGATGATTCGCTTCTAGGATTGTATATACGAGTATCACGAAGACTCATAATACCGTCACTAGATTTACGAATGAGTATCTTGGTCAATGTTCCACCCCTGAATACTCACAAGCCACAGTCAAAACCAATTTACCTAAATTCTCATAGAAATCCTTGATAGTGGACGGTTGCTTAAACTTCGCTGCCATATCATCGCAATGAACTATGAATATGTAACATGAATTTCTTATTCCATCCCTTAGAGGAAATACCTCCTCAGGCTCATCGGTTTGTTCTAGAGTTTGCATAGCATGAATAATGCCCATTAGACTATTTTCCGTAATTAACGTCTTATTGTAATGTCGATGTGCATACTTAGAGAATGTATCACATACATGTAAACAGTAATCGAAAAATACCGGATGATAAACCTCGTCCATGTCTCCTCCTATACAGAATGCTCTATATCCGGGATGGTTGACCTGCATTAAATCAGACATAGGTATCATACTAATTCCTCGACTTCTGCTTGTAACTTACTCTTGATTCGCTTCCAACTCTCTGGGCTTTCCTTTGCGAGTTCGACTTGCAATATATTGATGGTTTGATTGACTTGCGTGCCTTCCCCCATAGACCCCCACTGGTCTTGCACCTTGGTCAGGTCTTTGATTGATTCTCGTACTTCCTTATGCAAGGAAACTGCTTTTCTAACAAAGCCATCTTCATGAACATCTCCCTCGTCCATCAATTCTGTGAGTTTTCCATTCAACCTTTCTACATTTGTTCTAAGGACACTAATCTCATTTCCGACTGTAATTGCAACTTCAGCCGCCGCCGAGCGTTGAACCAATGGCTGAAAGTGGTGCTTCATGTGATGATACACAGTGCTCTCCTTGATTCCTAACTCTTCTGCTATGGCATCTGATTGAGAACCATCAGAGAAAAATCTATCTTCGTATTCGCTTCTTGATTCGCTAGTGCAAATTATGCAAGAAGGATTAGCAGCCATGTGGTATTGCCCCATGTGATTCCTGAAATGACGGTCTGCTGTATTGGCTCTCCAACTCATGTCTTTGTCTATCTGAATGCACGACATTTCACCGTTGGTTAGAGCCTCTTCAAGGGTGTTTCGTTCCTCGGCCTGACAAAACGCGCAGGAGCGTTTCATAACTGGCTGCCGCTCAACCATGCCTAATCCGAATACGGTGGACTTAATCAGCGTTACTTAGAATACACTCGTGTAATACGCTGATATATCTGAGTCAACAATATAAACGAGACAAAAATACCCATCATGTAAATGGACATTTCCATCTGGTTTATCTCATTATTCTTGAATACGAGTATCCCTAAGAAAACTAATATGGCACTGATGAGTTGAATCATCACCATATCTACGACAACTTGCCTCTTAGGAGCAAGCATGTGCATACTCATATCTGCAAATTGTCTTGGAACTAAACCACTCATGGAATTAGACCCGCCCATCATTATGCTCTACCTCCAAACATCAGGTTTCTCATAAACGAACCGCCCGCCTCGGCAGCACCAGTTACTAAACCGGGGTCGGCCATTGCATTGGCTAGTTGTGCTTGTAACATACTGTTTCCAGCATTCTGCATTGTTTGCATCTTAATTTGGTCTGCTTGTCCAATAATTTGTCCAAGTTGTGCATTTAGTGCAGTCACCAGCGCCATTATGTTCTCGGCACTCATAGTCTGTAATTCTGGTGGAAGTGCAGTAGTATCCAAAGAGAATACACCATTTTCCTCATCGAAGGTGTAAGTTGCGTTCTTCATCACATTGAGTAAGGAGAAAGTAGTAATGCTATTTATTATATCGAGGATAGAGCCAAAGAGAGGAGATGCTAGAAATCTCTCTACCGAATACTGCTGGTCTAACATCGTCATTAGAATCTCCGTATCACTGGGCGGCATAATTGCTTGCGGATTGTAAGGGTCTTGTCCTGTAAATCCAGCAAACATAGCGCCTGCCGCACTTGGTTGTCCTTGTTGTGGTGGAAACCAATTCTGGGCAGCCTGTGGTGAACTATACCCTGTATGTGCAACTTGAGACGAACCGTAGCCCGCGTATCCGTTTGTTAGTGGTGCTCCAGACTGGCTCAAATTGAGGCTCAGTCCATTATTTGTTTGTGGTTGTCCGAATGTCATTATTGCGCCTCCTGCATTAACTCTGGTGGTAGCGGACTAGGTTGTATGTTTTGAGCCTGTTGATTGAGAACATCTTGGAAGGCCTGTGTTGGAGTTGCCATTTCAAGGAGTTCTTGTTGGAACATCCTCATATCAAATGTGATTGTAGTGATGTCGTTTTCTCCTGTGGTTGGATTAGTATAGTGCTGCATATTGATGCCCTTGCTCTTTCGTGAATCTGCTGAAATCTCAGCAAAGAAAGGCTCATATTTAGTAATCAAAGGATGTGAAGGTGCTTGATTCTGACCTGTTACAGTGGATATAGGCACAGTCACTATGCTGACACCCTTCTTAATTTTATCACGAAATCTACTAGGTCTGAGTTCTGCCTCGCGCTCTTCTTCCTCCTCCCATTTACAAAGCAGGTGGTATAGGTGCAAGTGTTCGGGGCAATATGTGGCTCTGAGTTTCCTACCGCTAGTTACTCCTTCTCTGGCTATGAATGCCTCAGGTTCTCCCGTAACTGGATTCTGCCAATACATATCCCAGAGACTCTTACCAGTCTCATCATCAGTTATACGAGAATAGAGATTGTCGTATTGAATTAGTTCCATTACATTACACCCATCTACACAACATACCGCTGTATCCTTATTGTATCGATAATTACTCCATCCCCATCGCCTTGGGTCTAGTATCGACCTCTTTGTTGGCTTCAGAAGTTTGTATGCTTGCCTAATATCTTGCCTTCTTGCCTTTACTGGATTGGCGTGTCTCGATGGATAGAAATTTACCTTTGGAACTTCTATGTTTTTCTCCGCCGCCATCTTCTGCATTTGTTGCTGCGCCGCTGCTTGTTCCATTAACATCGCATGTGTAAAGCCGGGATTCCCTTGTTGCGAGAGAGCCATCAATGTGGCATCATTCACTTGTGCAAGATTTTGATTGGGCTGTTGCCAGTAATTCATCACCATTGTATCACTCCTGAGGGGTCACTGAAATAGACATTGCGTCATTTTCGACCTTTAACGACCACTCTATCCTGTCTCCTGCATTCAAATTGAACTGTTCTATTATCCACATTGGCACAGTAGTTCTCAAGGAATTACTACCCCCTGTGGAAACCAATGCAGTGGTCGAACTACCTCTCGTCATGTATCTCCGACTCCTATCTACTTCAAAAAGGTCACTTACGAGGTCAATAATCAATCATACTTAGTAAAGCGGGTTCTACATTCCATCCTATGCGCGTAGCCATAAAATCACGCTTGGTAGGTATACCTGCTTTTTGAAGCCTAATCAGGTCATCACGAAAGGGGTCAAATATCATATGTTCGCCTATTCTTCCTTGTTGCCATAATGTTGCAGCCTTGCTATCGAAGTAACGGTCTGCTTTGTTGGCAACTAGTAGAATTAAACGAGGGGCGTATTTCTTGCCTTTTCGCCAACTCTTCCAATTTCTATACCTGTATTGCCTATTGATTACCGAATCCACTAAAAATTTGAAACCGCCTATCTGGTCTACTGCTCCTTCTTTGAAAGCACGGTCATCAAACATGTATACAACATACTCACATTGTCTAGCGACCATGTCGTCTATCCATAAATTCCAGAATCGCTCCTCACCACCTATATCAGCGGAATGAACTACTCTTCTTTCGCCTTCCCAACGGAGTCTCTTCCTTGTTGGTTTAGGTAGGATATATCTCGTTATCATTTTGAAATGCTTAGTTCTCTCATCGAGAGGTATATCCTCCATCTCTCCCGGCGTAGTCATATATTGGTCAAGTGTGGTTTTTCCTACCATGGATGCGCCATATATTCCTACTCTTCTAGGTTTCCAATTATTGTATAATTGTTTACCCCATAGGGCAACGCCCACCAATACGCTTCCGCCGCCAACAGCCATACCGCATCAACTGAACTTTCCAGTCAGCCAAACGCCAAAATCTGCTATTTGTTGATAAAACCATTCGACTGTTAATTCCCATAGATTCCAATCGGTGTTTGCTTCCATTGCGGACACTGACAAAGCAGCGGCAATAGACAAAAGTATTGTTCTAACCCACCCTATGCCCCACTCATATGTGTTATCTACCGTATTTGCTAGATGCATTGCCCGTAGAGTTTCCTCTACAGAATCATCTTGGACGTTCCGAAATATGCGCATTGGAGAAGGAATGAGTTGACCGGGGAGTACCATCTGATATCCCTACGCTAGGGTTTGTATCTTAAATCTGGTGTCCCATCTTTCTTCATTCGCTGCTGTGTTTGCGCCTGCTCTCTCATTACATCATCTGCCAAAGCGTTTAATCCAAGATTTAGAGGTGTATTGTTATCAGCCTGATGAACTGGGATGCCGGGATTGAATGTATTGTGATAGTCCCCTTGAACGCCTGCGCCGACATTACCGCCATTGTAGCCGGGTGAAATCCTATCAGGGTTTTCTTGCAACATCCGCAGTTCGTTCTCTAATTGCATTTCTTGAACTCTTAGTTCCAAGTCCGCTCTTCTCTGCTCAAACCCATATTGCTGTTGCCTGAATGCGTCTTGTCTGGTTCTTTGCATTTCAGCAATCTGCACCTTCTCCTTCATTCCCTGCTCAAAGAACATCTTGAACAAGTAATATGCTATGGTTTGCACTGCCAGTGCTCCCATCGCATACGTCATACCGTTTATTGTGGAATCGGCCTCAGAACCGCCGGGTAACCATAATCCTGCACTGAATACCCCAACTGCAACCCCCACCAAAGCAGATTGGGACAGTATCAGCCCTGTCATCTTCATCTCATCTGTGTCGCTCATCTCTGTGACCTCGTGCTTGTCCACTAAGGAGGTCATCTTAAGCATTACTGGAATCCAATTTGTCTAATGTCTAGTCTATACAGTTAGAAATATGAATAATTTAGTATTATGTCTATACGATACACTGGAATCATTGGACTTAGTTACCTTTGTCGAAGGGAGGTTCATCTCACCTTCACTCTCCGAAGCGTTCCCTTACCCTTGAAGTGCCTCGCTCGATTAGCATGAGGGCTTTCCAACGTTAGTTTGCCGCCTTGTGTATGGCTAACATCAGCACCGCCCTTACCGTATATACCACGCTTCCTACGCTCTGCGTTTAACTGCTCACGGTACTTAACGCGCCTAGGCGTCTTTTGATACTCGCTGTCATATCTCTTTTTGTTGGCCCAAGCCTCCGGTGACTTGCGCTCCTTGAGCAACTGGAAGACTATCTCTATCGGCTCGCTTTTGTTTGAGTAATACTCATTATACATCTTATCATAGTCATTATCATCGGTTTCCCCTTCCACCGCTTCAAGATGCTCTTGAGTTTCATATTGACGACCAGTTGCCCCAAGTAATACTTTCCTTCTTTTATCTCTAGCATTCAATGTTATTCTAGGGTCTCTGGGGCTATACTCTCTACTCCATTCGGAAGGGTCACTCGTATTATCTGCTAGATTCTGCTCGGCAATTCTTCTGATACCAATCAATTTAGGGTTGGGAAGGTGTTGCACTGTCGCATACTTGAGCAACTGGAATGCTATGTCCATTGGTTCTGCTCTGTATAACTCAGCATCAGGCACATCCTCTAGTTTCTTTCCCGTTCTTGATGGGCCAAAAGGCACCCTACGGTCACTCCAACGAGTCGGTCCATCGAATATAGGGTGCTTCCCTCTTGGTATTCCCATCCTGCGAGCAGTGTCCATATAGTGCTCGTTCCTCTCCCCCGGCACATTCTCACGCATAGGAACTTCTACCAATGCTTCCGGTGGTATGTCTTTGTCGTGTTCTAAGAACATCTCTGCGAGTTTTTCCCTTGCTACGTCACTATCTCTCCGATGTGCTGTCCCATACTTGTTTGGGTCTCCTCTCAGTGCAACCACTTTCTTCGGCACCATCGTAGAACCTGCGGCTCTGTCGAAATTTTGTTCTGTCGGATGACTCCACCAAGAACCCTCCGTGCCTTCTTGCACATCCATGAAATTCTTTACACCATTCTTGTACCAATAATGAGCGCCAGTCTCAGGGTCTCGATGTAACCAACCATCCTTGTCTGGATAAATGTCATCCCTACTAGTCGGTGGCCTATCCTTCCACCCCGGTGGTGCAGGCTTACCATGAGGCGCTTCCACAGTGGGCGCATTAAAATCTACATCAGGTTGTTTACCCGGCAATCCTAGAAATCTATCAGGAGCGCCTTCAAACGAAGTCTGATAATCTCCTTGAGGCACAGGACTACCAGCACGATAATCCCCCATATAGCGAATTGCTGATATGGGGTCTACACCCTCCCACCCAGTCGTCTCGTCTAATGATGTGTCATGTTGAGGTAGGATGTTCTGGCGAGAGTTAGCCATTGTCAGTCTTTTCTTTGAATCATTAATTTCTGGGCCATCGTATGCAACGCCTCCGGGCCCATATGGATTATCCACTGACGACCAAGAGTCGTATCCGCCTACTGATTTATTCACCAAAATATATGACACACTACTGGCCACCTCGTAGTGCTCTCCTTGCTTCATCGTTTTGAGCATTGATTCTCGCTATTGCTTCAGGAGTCCATGAAGGGTCAATGTTAGGCGGTAAAGGTTGGACGTTCGGGTCATCTCTTTTAGGAAAGGCAAACGGACTACCATCTCGTGCTTTAGCAGAATCCTTGAGTAATTGGAATGCAATATCCATTGGCTCACCAGTGCGAACTTTTCTTCCCATACCGATACTACTTGCTCGACCACCGTAAGTACCAAATTTCTCATTTTCAAACCTATCGTAAACAGGTTCACCTGATACATCCAATTTCTCTCTAGGGTTATCTATCCCCTCATTCATAATTTGTTGCCTCTCTTGGTCTTGCTGATATGCTAAATTACTCACATTGTTATCTCGTAATTCTTCTTCAGTAAAATTTCTACTACCGGGAGACGTATCGCCGTAGACCTCTTGCTCATCCTCATCACGATATATTTGATGACGTCGCGGCCAATCGAAATCAGGGTCTCCTCGTTCAGCCATTTCCATATCATAATCCCGATTTCTCTTATCAGCACCGCCATAACCTTCAGTTAATTGCCAATCTAAAGGATTCATCGGCGGTCCACTCAAATGTCCGCCACGATTTAGTGATTTAGGTGCTAGCGTTCTTCTATCTGCTGCCTGCATATCTTTAGTATTGAGGCGAGGATGAGGGCTCTCCTTCATCACGTCATGTGGCTGTGCACCAGCGGCGGCGCCGTATTTCTTCTTGTCATCCTTCTTTGAAGGCTTGACGCCAATCATGATTGCGATGCCGGGTTTTCCAGTGCCTGAACGAGGGTCGAACTTCATTCGCCACCACCATTCCTGAATGAGTTGAACCAATCAGGATGGTTGTCCTTGTAATAGTTCATTACATCGGCGTCTTCATGATGGTCGTCTATATGTTGACGAAGTTTAGAAGCCTTGTCTTTCTTCTTGCGCGCTTCTCCACGTGTCTTACGCTTCTGATTGAGTGCTTCCTCCATGTATGATGGAAGGTCGTGCATCATTGCGGTTTGCTCATTACCATTCATTTTCGTAACAGCAGCCCTCCTACCTAATTCAGTATCGCTTAGTAAATCTTGTCTCCACTGAGGGTAATCTCGTCCGAAATTGCGGACTTCCTCGTCAGTCGGATGGTCTTTTTGATAAGCGGAAGTTTGTGGCGCACTCGTCATCCTCTTGTTATCTGGATTATGATATGCTTCCCATTGGTCTGTGGGGTCGTCTACACTACCATAGGGCAAGGTTGGTGCATTACGCTCTGGGTGTCCCTCCAATACACCCTCTCGTTCTATACTTGCTGGGTACCCACGACCAATATGTCTGTTAGGTTGCCAAACATCGAGATTCAAGTTAGGTAATTCACGCCGCGAGGCTGCTTGTCTTTCCATCATTCCATAGATAGCAGGATGTATAGTGCCCTCTCCGGTTTGTCTTTCACCGACGTCAATACCACCATCAGCGGTATGGTCGTAAGTCTTCTCTGCCAAATTTTCTCTTGGGTAAGCAGACGAAAACATCTGATGTTCAGGTAGTGCTTTCAGGACCGAAAAGGCTGCATCTATTGGTGTCATTTCGTCTCCCCTCGCGTCACTAACGCTCTCCCGACTAGTGCGATACGTCTAATATGTTGCGCTTAATGCGCTATATGTGTCAGCATCTTCTTCGCAGGGTCAAGTTGCTATCTCTTCTTCTTTCTACCTCCCTGCAACGCAAACGGTGGGAGCAGATGTTGGCACACATGTTCTAATCATTAAATCGCTAAGTGCAAATGCACCCGGACTAATGAAAGGAAAATGGGGAACTGCACTAAACGTGGCTTCCTTGCTTGCTGCTCCTTTCACAGGAGGGGGTTCATTGGCCGCTAACGCCGCATTAAGAGGCGGTGCAGTTGCGGTTCAAGGTGGTAGAGCGGCTTTAGCAGGAAAAAAGGCAGCGCAAGCAGGGAAAGGTTTGTCGGCTGCAAGAGGAACACAACAAGCCGCTTTAGCGAATAAGCCACCTAAAGTGGCGGTGAGAAGAGGTAGCGGTGCAACTACGCAAGCAGCAAGAAGAAAAACCGATGCGGCTGTAAGAAGCGGTCAACAAGCCCAAATACCCGGTATGGAAACAGTAGACCCTACTGATGTGGGAGGAGGTAGACCTCAAGGTTTTGAGGCCGTTAACGAAAGAGCGCTAGAAGCACCTCAATCGTCCGTTGAAATGCCTCAAGATATGTCCCAAGAGACACTTAGCGTAGGCGACCAACAAGGCACATTCCCTGCGAGACAACAATTAGAAACTGCTGAAGCGCACAAAGATAAAATGGACGCACAACACGGAAAAATGAAAGTTGACTACGATAAGGAGTGGAACAGCCAAACTGGACCAATGGCAATGGCGTCAACAGGGGCAGTAGGTGTGAGTCAAGTGCAAGGTAGAAACCAAGCCAATCAAGCCAAGCAACAGGCTGAGATGGAAAGAGTACAGAACATAGCCGAAGATGGCAGAGCCAATGCCACCACTGGCAAGTCTAACAGCACTACAGGCGGTAAGGTTGCGGTAGCGGCATGATTCATATGTCGGCAAAAATGTTAGTAAAATCATTACTCGGCGAACTATTACTCAAATCGTTACTGGCAATCTCGCTAGTGATACTGGTTATAATCGAAGTGTATCAAGTCATACATTGATTTTACTCTCAACATATTTGCTAAGCGAGCCTATGTCTTCTATGGTTACGCCACAATCAAGATTTTCCTTCTCTCCCCACATTACTAACTCCTCCGTAGCCAAGTTGCCCCCTGAGCCGAGTATGAAAGGACATCCACCCATACCGCCTATACTGCTATCGAACTGCGTAATACCACAGTCAAATCCCGCACTAAGGTTATCGAACATGCGATTCTTGCGCGGCCCGTGATGTAAATGAAGCGCCAGATTCGCCTGCACGTCAATTTTATTTATCGTATCTGCAATCAACATTGGATTAGCCTTACCCACTGTATCACACAACACAATCGTAGAACCTAGGCTATCCGCCCAATTTATCGCCTTCTGCATTGCCTCGTTTGGGATATCGCCTATCATGGGACATCCAAATGCCGTGGATAAGTAGACTCTAACATCCTGCTTAGGTATTCCCTGTAATGCAGTGCAGTAGTTGGTGAATATCGAGGACAGCGTTCTACCAAAGTTATTGACATTGAAGTAGTCAGATGGCGAAAAGAACACATTAAATTTGTTTACACCCACCTTTTTGGCCCTCTCAACTCCTATTTTGTTGGGAACGAGCATTCCTAGATTGTGATTATCGCGTAAATATGAGATTTGTCTGTAAACAGCAGCACTATCTGCCATATTTGGCACTTTATCGGGGTTTACCATAGCCCCTACCTCGATATCTCTGATTCCTGCTTTGGATATTCTTTCTATCATCTCGACCTTGTGACGAGTAGGTGTTATTGTGTCTGCACTTTGTAATCCGTCTCTTGGGCCTACCTCATAAACGGAGAAATCCATGTTCGCCAGACAAAGCCTTTCGTTATCTGTATTACGCTCCGTAGAAAAATTGATTTGTAAAAAATTATTTTTAGAGGGTGGTATGAATACCGTTTTTGAAAAAATTGTGCAGCGCTGTGTGTGGTCATAAGAGCGTAGCGTAAACGGCGTAGCGTTATTCCTCCGGCTAAGGGGCGGCGTAGCGTAAACCTAAACGCTGCACTGCGAGCCTGTGGTCGGCTACGCTAAGCGTAGCCTCGTGTGTGTATCAGAGCAGCGTAGCCATTTAGGTAGCGTAGCGTAAAGGCGAGGGCTATACGCAAGCGCATATGCGGGGGTGTCCTCAAGCAGGGCGTGCTAGCCAAGCAAACCACTCACCTGCGCCACTACACTTCAAATCCCGTTGTGTCCGATTGGATTCCCCCACCCATACGGTTGGTGCATTTGCAGTGCATCCTTCTTTACTATGGCGTAGCACTTATGGGCGTAGCGTATACGTGCTTACGTTCTTCAATCATGACTATATAACCAATGAATGTATAGAGGGTTGGAGGAAAGTAGCATGACAAGCACAGCACAGACACCGCAAGCACAAACAATGACTGAGCGTATTCAAGCAATCTTGAATGCGCTTGTGGCAATAGCCACAGGTAAGTCGGCCAACCTAATGGCCGACATCTCAGGGGCATACCCTGAGCCGCACGGAACGGGTGACGACCCCGTAAAGGTCACACCCGCAAAGGCACGAGCCGCACTAGCCCGCTACATCAAGGGCGCAAGTAGCACGAGCAAGTTCTGCAACCACCTGACGAAGGGCATGATAGGTAGTGCATCACTCTTGAGTGACACCTACACCATCGGCGCAGGCAAGAACAAGGGCACTCAAGTGCCTGCTCTAGCATACGGACTAGTCCGTATACGCCGTGAGGACAAGAGAACCGCAAGGCAGGTCGCAAGGGCAGAGGCTCTCGTGGTAGCACAGAATAGCGGCGGAGTGTTCTTCGCAACAGGAGTGCAGGACAAGGAAGGCGTAGGCATCCCCTACCCTAACGAGACCAAAGCACGCAAGGCATGGTGCAGAGAGAACTTCGGCTCTGACTGGTGGGCAACCGACAAGAGCCAGCGCCTACAAGCAGCCGTCATCACTCAAGGCACATACGTGGCCACTGAGACGGTCGAGGTCATCAACACCGCAACCGTGACCACACAAGACGAGGCGCTCATTGCGGCGGCTCACTCACTAGGAAGCAAGGCGACCACAGTTAAGGGCGCTCGCAAGTTCCTAGCAAACCTAACCTGAATAGGATTACGTAAGCACCTGAGCACGTGTTAAAACGGCTCACACATACGGACACAGCCTTCACCCTCACGAAGGGAAGAGACCACTCCCCACTCTGGGTGCGGTGTGGGTTGTGTCCCACACCCCTTACCCTCGCCCCGCACTCGTGGGGCGGGGGCTTTTTTGATTTTCAAACCGGAGGTTGGGGCATGACGCTATGCCCTCTTTCGTTTCACGCTAGGTGGGCGCGTCACCTTGCCCCAACCATACGGATGGGAAATAAATCTCTAGCCTAGCGAGAGCGCTAGCCACTCAGTCAGCCTTGACTTAAGCAGGTGTGCTGATTGTGGTGGCGTTCTCTTTCACCCGTCTGAATCTGCACAGCCTGTGGATTATGCTCATGTGCGTATACACGCATGAGGACAGTGAACATTCACATAAACGAAAGGCTTTGTCTTAGTTGTCTAATGTCTTATCTATACTACTAGATAGATACTATACTAGATGAGAGAGCATCTAAGATTGGACAAGTATAATGTCTTGACAAGACAATAGAATAGTTGGACACAATAAAGCAGTGCAACGATTTCACCCAGACAAACACCCACCTTCGTGCTGACATGCTAGTGAACTGATGATTGAAACCTTGACTATATCAACAATGAATGAATACTAGACTAATGAAAACTAACACTGAATCAACAACAAACACAGTGAGTGTGAACACATCACCAACTGCACACATTAAACAAGACATACACATAACACCTAAAGTCATAGCATCATCACTCATGTTTGAGTGTATGGAATGCGGCACGACATTAGACCTCGACTACTTAGGTGGGCACTTGGACATGGGTGGCAAGGAGTATCACCAACTGGATGCTTGCGATTGCGATGGCGAATGGAGTGAACGCATACTCATGACGATTAAGTGGGTGAAAGCATGAGTTGTAGCAACCACTCCCTTACAGATAGTCTGTGTGTATACGAGGAGTGGGTGCGTGAGTTTGCACCTGATGTCTACAAGATGCTGCAAGTGAACGAAGGTGATGATGAGTCCGTAAAATATCTACCTGAAAACCACTACTTTATTTCACCCGTAGAAGGTGAAGAGGAATGAGCAGCGACTACGACGGACACGACCAAGCATACCAAGACTTGCTCGATGAGAATGAGAAACTACGCGCTGAGATAAAGAACATAGCCACACTCATATATTTGCAAGCACCCCTGAAGGCACAGGATAAATGGCTTGCAGATGTGATACAAAGGACAACGGAGGAAGAAGAATGAATAATGAAACAAGAACGAATGAAGAAATGAATGTGCCTAAGACATGGGCAATAGATGTGTATGCTATGTGGCGTATGCTTGACCACGACGAGTGGCTTGCCGATACGGTTGCCGATACCATACAAGACATTGATGAGGTGCTTACTGCAAGACAACTCATCAATGCGTTGTTTGAAAGGAATCGGAAGTTAGCCGAGATGACTCTCGACTATATGTCTGACCTATATGCCGGTGCATCAGGCTGTTGGGAAGATGATGGAAAGGATAACAACATGATACTGCTTTCTTGGGATGCTTACAACGAACTATACCCTGAAGACAAGGCGTTGAATTGAATGAATTGGTTTGAAGCACAGACACTAATGGAAACAGCAAGAGACAAGACGAAAGGTAAGCCGATAGCAAACAACACACGATTGTGGGAGA